AGTGACCGTAGTTAAGAAACCAGCCGTTAAAAAAACTGTAGTTAAAAGGCCAGCCGCTAAGAAGGTTGCGGTTAAAAAACCAGTTAAAAAGGCTAAGTAATTGAAAGACTTACTGCCACAGATACTAGCGTATGTCAGCAGTCCATTTAGACTGTTTGCTATTGTTATTATGGCGGTGTTGACCTTTACTGGTTACTTTATTTGGCAAAACCAAGGCTTAATGCTTGATGCTTACACCAAGTCCAAACAGCTACCTTCCATGAATTCTGCTCGTTATGACGATGCTGCCAAGGTCATATTCAAGGGTACAAACGCTGATTTAGTCGTTATCTTCTCTGTTAACCCACTGCTTGGCACTCGTATTGTTGAAAGGGCTTACCAGCCAGATAAGCGATATAAAGAGTTTGACGGCTACGATGTAGGTCTATTTACTGCCAATTTATCTAACAATAACGACATCATTAAGTTAATGGCTAATGAAATACCGTGCGGCGAGTACAAAAAGGCGCAGTCAGAGATAGGTTTGTGGTACAAGACTATTGGTATTAACTACACCTGCCGCGTATCTGTACCGCCCGATGTTAATAAGTTTATTGGTCAAATTACAGTTGGTTGGAAAACAGCCCCTGAAAGCCCTGAAGCTATGCTAACCATAGCAAGTTCGATGTTAATGAGGAAATAATATGTTACCTATTACCGCCCTACTAGACGTTGGCATGAAAGTGCTAGACAAGTTTATCCCTGACCCTGAAGCCAAGGCAAAAGCCCAAGCCGAGTTGCTAAAGATGCAACAAGAAGGGCGCATGGCTGAGCTAAACGCCGACAATATCGAAAATCAAGAGCTTACCAAGCGTATGCAGGCAGATATGGCTAGTGATTCATGGCTATCTAAAAACATCCGCCCAATGACTTTAATTTACATTTTGACCGCTTATCTAGCGTTGGCATTGTTTGATGCGTTTGGTTTGGATATATCAGACAGCTTTGTATCCCTTTTAGGTCAGTGGGGCATGCTCGTAATGAGCTTTTACTTCGGTGGTAGAACTCTTGAAAAAGTTATGGATATGAAATCAAAGGCAAATAAATGACACCACACTTTACACTAGCTGAACTAACTGCCAGCGAAACCGCTGAGCGTCACGACATTGATAACACGCCAACTCCTGAGCATCTTGAGAATTTACAGCGTTTGGCTGAGTTCTTGGAGACAGTTAAAACTACCTTGGGTGGTAAGCCTGTAATGATTAACTCCGCATATCGTGGCCCAGCAGTCAATGAGAAGGTAGGTGGGTCTAAGTCTAGCCAGCATATGATTGGTTGTGCGGCTGATATTCGCATTCCAGGCATGAATCCAGACCAAGTTTGTCGAGCCATTATTGAAGCTGGGTTGCCGTTTGACCAATTAATCCGTGAGTTTGACTCATGGACCCACATCAGCATTACTAACGAAGAAGGCTCGACACCAAGAGGACAAACGCTTATCATTGACCGTGCAGGAACCCGCCCATTTGTTTGAGGTAAATTATGCCATTCCAGAAGCTACAATTTAAGCCTGGTGTCAATCGTGACCAAACTAACTACACTAACGAGGGTGGTTGGAATGAGTGCGACAAAATTCGCTTCCGCTCTGGGTTCCCTGAAAAAATTGGTGGTTGGTTAAAGACTACACCTGAATTTATGCTGGGTATATGTCGACAGTTGTTTGGCTGGATTACGTCTTACAACGACAATTTTTTAGCTTGCGGGACTAATAAAAAAGTTTATATTGAAGTTGGAGGTATTTTCTACGATATCACCCCGCTTCGTGCAATCGACCCTACGTTTACTACGCCGGATACTAACAACTGCTTTTCTACTACTAGCGGGTCTAGCATTGTAACTGTAGCTATTACAAATAGCGTAGCCATACAGGGTAACTATGTGTCTTTTACTGGTGCTAACTCTATAGGTACAGTTACAGCAGCGCTATTAAACAAAGACCATGAAATTCAAACTGCAATAAATGTTGATGCCTTTACTATTGACGTGGGCACTGCGGCTAATACGACTGGGGCTGGTGGCGGCACTACTATTAATGCAGCTTTTGAAATAAATATTGGTAACGCAAATATTACTCAAGGGTATGGTTGGGGAACAAGTACATGGAGCGACAACATTGGTTGGGGTTTAGGTAGTCCAGTTGCTGTGTTTTTACCCCAACAAGATTGGTGGTTTGACCAGTTTGATAACGACTTAATACTTAATCTACGTAACGGCCCTATATACTACTGGGAACGAGGGACTGACCCGAACCCAACAATAGCCCTAACTACTAGAGCTATTTTGTTAGAAGACTTAGGCGGTGCAACTGACGTACCTACTTCTGCTATGCAAACTTTTGTTTCTCAGAACGATAAGCACTTATTAGCCTTTGGTTGTCAACCTTACAACGGCGCTGCTGGTGAGTTTGACCCATTATTAATTCGTTGGGCTTCTCAAAACGACCCTGGTATGTGGGAACCGCTAGTAACTAATTCTGCTGGTTTTATTCGTGTTTCTCGTGGTTCACAGATTGTCCGTGCTATTCCAACAAAACAAGAAATTCTTGTGTTTACTGAAGCTACGCTTAATTCTTTGCAGTTTACAGGCACGTCTGATGTGTTTGCTCTGCAAGAGATTGGTGACAACCTGTCTATTATTGGTCCTCGTGCAGTTAGTGTTGTTAACAACATGACGTTCTGGATGGGTAAAGATAAGTTCTATGTCTATACAGGCCGAGTAGAAACACTACCTTGCACACTACGTAACCACGTATTTACTAATATTAACTTAAACCAAGCTGACCAAATTGTATCTGGTACTAATGAAGGTTGGAACGAAGTTTGGTGGATGTACCCAACAGTTAATTCAAACTTTAATAACGCATACGTTATATACAACCACTTAGAACGCATTTGGTATTACGGCACCATTGACCGCACAGCTTGGTTAGATAATCCATTACGCCAGTTTCCGCAAGCAATTAACGCCGATAGCGTTAACGAATTGAGTTACTTATATAACCACGAAGACGGCACTAACGACGATGGGTTGCCTATGTACGCGTATATTCAGTCGTCTGATTTTGACTTAATGGACGGCGACCAGCTTGTATTAACACGCCGTATGATTCCTGACGTTAACTTTGAAGGCTCTACAGCTACTAGCCCAGAGGCTAATTTTATTATTCGACCACGTAACTTCCCTGGGTCTAGTTTTTATTCAAACGCTAGCAATACACAACGTGTTATTGAAACTACGGTTAATCAGTTTACCGACCAGGTATTTATGAGGGCTCGTGCTCGTCAGATTGCATTAAAGATTGAGTCTACTGGATTAGATACACAATGGCAGTTAGGTAGCCCACGTTTAGACTTGAGACCGGATGGTAAGAGATGACCATTAAAAAGTTTGTTGCACCTGCTTTACCTACAGCGCCAAGTGAATACGACCAGCGTAGGGACGACCAGCTTAATCAGAATTTACGTATTTACTTTAATAACTTAGATGCGTTTTTAACTGCTATTTCTACACCACAAAACGGTACAACAGCCAATAGACCAACCCAGAACTTGCAGGTAGGTCAGTTTTATTTTGATACCACCCTTGGCTACCCTGTTTTTTGGGATGGTGAATATTGGGTAGATGCTTTAGGACACCACCCAGTAAGCACAACAGTTACGGGGTCAACAACAGTAGGATTAACTGGAACAGTAACAGTTACAACGATTTAATATGATAAACTTCAACATAATCAACCCAGCGGGGCAACAATGAGCCTACAACTAGCAGCACAACACCTAGAATCTAAAGGGCGTGGCAGAGATAAAAAACTACTGCACGTGTCCCCACGCGAACTTCAAGGTCTGCAAGCTATTGCTAAAGCCAAGGGCGGTTCATTAACGGTTAACCCTGAGACAGGGTTGCCTGAAGCTGGTTTCTTAGAAGACATTTTGCCTATGCTCGCCATGGGCGCTGCCACTTATTTTACTGCTGGCGCAGCTGCACCGATGCTTATGAGCGCTGGTTTGGGTTCTACATCCGCCGGTATTTTGGCAGGTGCAGGTGCAGGCGCTTTAATTGGTGGTGGTGGTGCGGCTATTCAAGGTGGTGATGTAGGAAAAGGCGCCCTTATGGGTGGTGTTGGTGGTGCTCTTAGTGGTGCTTTAGGTGCTTATGGCGGTGGAGCAGAAACTGTTACTGGTACTGGTATAAACCCTAATGCTGGTGTAGCGGTTGACCCTAACACTGCACTATCTAACTCTACTCAAGTGGGCACACAAGCATTAAACCTTAACTCAGCCACAGGCGCGGCGATTGACCCCCTTGCATCTGGTGCTGGAATTAATACACAGTTTGCCCCTTCTAACGTTCCTGCAAGTTATAACGCAACGCCACCGTCTACCTCTTCTGCTTTTGGCCTTAAAGTTCCACCCCCACCTACCTCTGGTGCTGCCGGTGCTCCTAATTTTACCGGAGCTGCTGATAAAGGTTTTTTTGGTGACATGAGCACGGCAGGTAAAGTTGGCACTGTTCTTGGTGGTACTGCCTTGTTATCAAGCCTGACAGGTCAAGACGTACCAACTACAGAAGAAGAGAAAAGCCGTTTAGCGCGTATTTCGCCTAACTTCCGTGCACAAGGACCTGTACAACCCAACCCGTATTACAGACCTGTTTACGCTGCAGGCGGTGGTGGTATTGGTGACATTATGATGGCACAAGGTGGGTCTTATGACGATGAGCCTATGGGTGATGATTCAGGTATGGCTGGTGGTGGTATTACCTCATTAGGTAGTTATTCAGACGGCGGACGCATGCTAAGAGGTCCTGGCGATGGCATGTCTGATTCAATCCCAGCAACTATTGGGCGCAAGCAGCCAGCTAGATTAGCCGACGGTGAGTTTGTTGTACCTGCGGATGTGGTGTCACATTTGGGCAACGGTTCTACTGATGCTGGTGCCAAGAAGCTATACGCCATGATGGACAAAGTAAGACAGGCTCGTACTGGTAAAAAGAAACAAGCGCCAGCGGTTAAAACACAAAAATATATGCCAGCATGATATTGACCATTAAGCCTGTTCCAGTGAGTTCGTTTCACCAAGCATGGCCTTTGGTTGAAGAGTTTCTAGAAGAAGCTCTAAAATGGGGTGAAGATGATTACACAAAAGACCAAGCAAAAGCTTTACTAGCGCAAGGTAGTTGGCTATTATTGGTAGCAGTTGATGAAGAACAAGTTGTACACGGCGCAGCTTCAGTTAATTTTATTAACATGCCTAACGACCGGGTTGCTTTTGTGACGGCTATTGGCGGCAAGTTAATTAGTAACAAAGACACATACGCACAGTTGTGTGAAGTTTTAAAAGGTTTCGGAGCCACCAAAATCCAAGGCGCCGCTAGAGAGTCGATTGCACGTTTGTGGAGTCGCTATGGATTTAAAGAACGCTACATCATTGTAGAGGCAAAGATATGAGAAGTTACTCAAGACGCGAGCTATACGCTCTAGGTGAAACATTAGGCGATTCCGCTACGCAGCATAAGCTGGGTGGCGGTCGTATCTATGGTGGTGGCGGTGGCGGTGGGCCAACCCAAAGCACTACGCAAACGTCAAACATCCCAGAGTACGCCAGGCCGTATGTAGAGAACATGCTGCAGTCTGGACAAACCCAGATTTACAACGACGATATGACGACTTTCCGTCCATATAAGGCTTACAGTTCAAATGTTAATGATTATTTTGCCGGGTTTTCTCCCATGCAAACGCAAGCTCAGCAAGCTGCTGGGCAAATGCAAACCCCTGGTCAATTTGCTGCGGGTAGTGGTTTAGCTAGTGCGGCTGGCTTAGGTCAGTTGGGAACTGCCGGTCAAGCAGGTATGTATGGTCAACAAGGTTCTTATTTTGGTCAGCAAGGGGTAGGAATTGGTCAACAAGGTCAAGGCATCGGTCAACTAGGTATGATGGGTGCTATGCCCGCGTTTGGTGCAGGGCAACAATACGCTAATCAAGTAACTGACCCTAATGCAGTAGCTCAATATATGAGCCCGTACCAACAACAAGTTACTGATATTGCTAAATCAGACGCAGTTCGTAATGCACAACTTGCTCAGCAGCAAGCCAATCTAGGTTCAGCACGTCAAGGTACTTATGGTGGTGCTCGTCAAGCGTTGGCACAGTCTGAGCGTGAAAAGAATTTAATGTCTAACCTGTCTAACATTCAGGCTCAAGGGTCTCAATCAGCTTTTGATAGAGCTATTGCTAGTCAACAGTTTGGGTCTAACTTAGGCTTACAAGGAATTCAGACTGGACTTCAAGGTATTCAAGCTGGGCAGCAAGGTGTATCTCAAGGTTTAGCTGGTACAGCTCAGGGTATGCAGGGGGCTGGAATAGGATTACAAGGTGTTGGTGCACAGCAAGCTGGATATGCTGGTGCAGGTCAAGCTGCCGCTACATTAGGTGGTTTGGGTTCTCAGCAACAAGCTGCTGACATTAACAAAATTAACTTGCAGTCCCAAATGGGTGGTCAGCAACAACAGCTTGAGCAGAACAAGATTAACCAAGCTATTCAAGATTACGCTACACAGCAACAGTATCCGTTTATGCAGTTGGGCATGATGAACGCTCTATTACGTGGATTGCCTTTGCAGCAAACAACTACTCAGCAATATCAGGCTCAGCCAGGTTTTGCACAACAAGCTATGGGCTTAGGTTTAGGCGCAGCTGGTTTATCCAAAGCATTTGGAAGTTAAGGAATATAAATGACACCATCAATGAACATGGGTATGAAGGGTCCTCAACAAGCAGGACTTGCTAGTATTGGGCAGCCTGCCAACCAGCCTCGTGGAAAATCACCAGAGTCTATTGGTGAAATTATGGCTTTGGCTAAGAAACTTTCTGATGGGGAACTAGCTGACATCCTGTCTGGTAAGAGTATGGCTGTTCCACAATATGTTGCCATGACTGAAGCTATGGGTCGTCGCAGTCTACGTAACGCCGTTAAAGGCGCTCAAGCTATGACGCAGGCTAAACAGCCTAGCATTAAAGATAAGTTGATGATGGCAGAAGCCGCTGAGCAAATGCCACAAATGGCCCAACAACAGATGCCCCAAATGCCTCAAATGGCTCAACAACAGATGCCACAAATGGCAGCTGACGGTGGTTTAATGTACGAAGAAGGTGGCTTGGCTTCCCTACCAGCATACAACATGGACACGGTTGATATGGCTGGTGGCGGTATTATTGCATTCCAAAATACCGGAGTGGTTAAAGACCCAAGAATGTATGACGCAGAAGGTAACTACATACCTTTGTATGAACGTACTGCTGCGGCTAACAAGCAAAGTTTGCCTATAGAAAAGATTTTTAGCCGTTTATTTAATAAAGAACAAGCAGGTATAGAATCGGCTCAAAGAAAAGAATTGGACCCAAGAGAGCGTCGAGGTGACCAACCTGGCGATTTCCCAATGTATACACCTATTCCAGTAGATTATTCAACGGTTCCGCCAGCGGTTCCGCCAAAACCTGACGCCAAACCTAATGCTGTTCCTCCTGGCGGTGGTGGTAGCGGTGGTCTAAGTGACTTGGCGTCTTTTGATGACTTGTTGAAGAAACGCACAACTGACTACTTGTCTAAGTACGAAGGCTTGGAAGATAAGAAACGCGCTAGAGCGGCTAATGTTAAAAAAGATTTACAAAGCCAAGTTCTTTTAGATGCGTCTTCTGCTTTATTGGGTAGCCGTAATATAGCCGAAGCTGGTGGTAAGTTTGGTTCTAAAACAGCTTCTACCCTTGCCGCAGCCCGTGCAGAGGAAAACCAACTTGAAGATGCTGCAGACCAGTATGGCTTTAATATTGCCAAAGCTCGTGAAGCTGCTGAAAAAGGCGATATGCAATTGGCTATGCAATACACTCAGCTTGCAAATCAAAACAAGTATCAGATGGGTATGGTTGACGTTTACAAGCAACGCAACGCTATTTTGGGCGACCAAGGCAATATGGGCAAAGTGTCTACAGCGTTACTTCAAGCTGATAAGCAAGCGCTTGCTGAAGCTAAGCAGAAGTTCCCTATGCTTACTCCAAAAAATCAAGCTTCCTACGATGCATTCTTTAAGAAACGTGCTCGTGAACTAAAAATAGGTAATCCGCTAACTAAACAGTATGCAGATTTATCTGGTGGAGACCTTGGCGGTGGGCGTTTTAATATGGTACAGTCTCTACCTAAAGGCGCTTCTGTATTTGACCCTACTGAAGGATAACTTCTACGCCTTGGGGGTAACTTAAAAATTGTGAGCCATGGCATACATACAACTTCCTAACGGTAAATATATTAAAGTCCCTGAGGGGATGTCACCTGACGAGGCGTATGAAGCCGCACTAATTAAGTTTCCCAATCTACTAGACGAACCTCAAAAGAAAAAAGGGTTTGGCGCTGCCTTATCTCAAGGTCTTGAATCACAAATTAGCTCGTCTCGCACAGGTCTTGCGTCTTTAGTTTCCCCACAAGAAGCTGCTGAAAAAGGCCTACAACGTAATCGAGAGATGGCTGATAAGTATGAAGAACAAATCGGCCTTGACTTACTTAAAAAAGCGTATCAAGAAAAAGGTTTACTTGGTGCTGGCGGTGAGTTACTCCGTCAAGTACCGTTAGCTGTCACACAACAAGTGCCTAATATTGCCGCTACAGTGGGTGGTGCTCGACTAGGCGCAACCGCCGGTTCTGTATTTGGGCCAGTTGGTACTGGTGTTGGTGCTGTTGGTGGCGCTCTTCTTCCTTCTCTATTACAACAGTTTGGTGGCAACATTGAACGTCAAGCTGCTGAACAACAAGATTCGGGTAAACCCTTAGATATTAGTCGTGGTAAAGCATTTGCTGCGGCTGTACCGCAGGCTGGCTTGGATGTAGCTGCTACGTTTATTCCTCTGGGCGGCAAGATGGCTGGTAAAGTCTTTGGTCCGCAAGTAGAAAAACTACTAATGCGTGGTAACGCAGAAGCTGCTGAAAGACTAGCCAAAGAAACCCTATTGCCGTCTCTTAAGAAAATGGAGTTTGGCACTCTTGGTAAAGGCTTGGCTATAGGCGCAGCCGCTGAAATCCCAACAGAAATTGCACAATCTATGCTTGAGCGTGCTCAAGCTGGGTTAGACCTAACTTCTCCAGAAGCGCTTGCTGAGTATGGTGAGACTGCTTATCAGGCTGGTTTGCTTGCTCCTATTGGTGGTCTTGGTCGTGCTGTTGATAGGTCTGGCGCCAGAGGAAAAATTGCAGCCAAGGAAAAAGAAGAAGAGGCAGTCCGTGCTGCTGAGCAAGCCAAAATTGCTGAAGAAGAGAAGCTCAACAAAGAAGCCATGGATGAAATGGCTAGAATTGCTGCCGAGAATCAGCCTAAGTTTGGCTATGACGAGCAGCAGATTGAGTCTATGCGTAGAGACATTGTGTCCCAGCGCAACACGTTTACCAATGAGCTAGACCGCCTACGTGAACAAGCGCAGGGTGAGTCAGACTTACTTAAACTTACTGATATTACCAGTCGTGCTAAGCAGATTCAAGACGGCTTAAACAGTTTGTCGCCTGCTGCCATTGAAAAGCAAATCAAAGAAATTGACACGCAAGTTAAAGACTTGCAAAAAGAACTTAAGACTGCACAAAAAGAAGAGAATGATGACCGTATAGCAGAGATAAACACCACTCTGCAAACGCTTGGTGACAAGTCCGCAGAATTAAAAGCCGGCTTACCTGCGTATCAGGAAGTGGCTAAGATGCCTGACGGTAAAGTTATTAAGGAACAGATTGCCAAGAAGCTTGAAGCTATTGATAAGGCGCGTGAGTCTGGTGATTTGGAAGCGCTTGGTAAACTAATACCCCAAGTCAAGGCGCTACAAGGCCAGTATGCCGGTGAACAACCATCGCTATTTGAAACGACCAAGCAAGGGTTTGCATACCCAGAAGCTGAGCGTCGTGAGACAGCCGAAGCCAGAGCCTTTGAAGAAACACGCCCTGATATGTTTGGCGTTGCTCGTAGAACGGAACAAGAAAAACGCATGGACGACACCATGGACTTGTTGCGTGAGGGTCTTCCTGAGCCTGAAAAGAAAGCATTTGAGCAGATTAAGTTAATGCCTGTTGGTCAACTACGCAGTCACATGGCTACGCTTGAAGCTCAGAAGCGTGAAGTATTAAAGAACAACCCAGAGTTAACACAAGAAGTAAAAGGTAAAGCGGCGTTTACTGAGGCGGGTAAAAAACTTGCAACCGTTGAAGATGCGATTCTTGCCACTCAGCAACGTATTGATGAGGAAGAGTTAGGCGGAAGAATACCTACTGTCGATAAATTCCCGCAGTCTTTGTATGAGATGCCAAGAGGTTTACCGTCCGCACAATACAACCGTTTTGCAGATAAAGTTAAAGGCGCTAAAGATAGCAGCTTAGACGAATTGACGCAGACTCTTTTCAATATAAGTAAAGGTATTGAAGATGACATTGCTAATACCCCTGAGTTATTAAACAAAAAGATTGAAGGCTTACGTGGCGTTGTTATAAGAAGTGCTCTTCGTGAAGCGTCTGCCCGTCGTGCTGCTGCAGGTTTGGAGCAACTAACTACAGATGACGCCATTAAAATAGCGTCGCGTATTGATGCTAACTTAGCTGAATTGATTAACCGTATACCTGCATTACCTAAAAAACAAGTTATTGATGCGTTGGGCGTTGCGATTGAGCCACGCCTTATTACTCGTGGCCGCCCTAACGAACAAGTTTACGCAAAACGCCAGAAAGAACTTGAAGCTGTACGTGCTGAAATAGTAAAAGTTAACACACGTATTAAAGACATCCTTAATACACCAAACGGTAAAAAAGCACAGGAACGCTTAGCTGCCGCACAGACTCCTGAAGACGTCGCAGCTGCTCAAAAGAGCATTTCAAGATTGCCAGACATGCCGTTCTTTGCTGAGAGAAAAGCCCAGTTAGAAGAGCGTGAAGCAGTTCTTGAGAGAAAACTACGCCGTGACATTACAGGCGAAGGCTTGTCAGCGTTTGTTGAAGAACGCCTTGGCAAAATTACTATTGACCCTCGTGACATTAGTGAGCGCCCACTTGCTAATCTAAAGCGTGCACTTGATGTTATTAAAGAAGATATTGACGAAGCTGTAAACACCGCTTCAACTGGTAGAGGCAAGCTGCAAAAAATATCACCAATAGAAGAAGGCAAACTTGTACAAGAACGAGACCCTATTGCTGGGCTTAACAAGTTGTTGCCAAAGACTAAAGAAGTTCAAAAGTTAAAGACAGCGCTTTATCAAGCACAAAATGCTACAAAGCCTGATGCGGAGTTAGTTAAAGACCTTAAAAATCAAATAATTGACAAAGCGTCTAATAAGCGCAGCGCCGCTTTGTACCTTGAAGAGATTGATAAAACCAAAGCAACCGAAACTAAAGAAGCCATTGCTAAAGAGAAGGCAGAAGTTAAACCGCCTAAAGAAGGTGGTATTAGCCGCCTACAAGGTGAGTTATTCCCAGAGACTTTGGCAACCATCCGTGCTACACCACAGAACTTTATGCGTTTCTTGGGCTCTGTTGAAGTTTACAAGTTGCGTGAAAAACTTGGTTTGCTTGAGAAGAAGAGCGAAGAGATTGCAGAACGCATGGAAAAAGCGCCGTCATTAACTGCAATTAAAGACCAACGTCAGCTAATTAGTGATTTAATTAAACTTGACGAAGTTGTTGCTAATTACAGATATGATATTTTATTAGTTAATACGTTTCGCGACCGAATTGCCGCTGCTTTAGAACAAACGATGAGTGAGATGAACAACATCACTACACCTAAAATTCAAGAGTTAACGCAGCAGCGTAAAAAATATGCGTTTAAGCAATATAGCCCTGAGTACCAAGCGCTTACAAAAACAATTGAAAGTTTACGCACTAAAATATTTAATGAAAAATACGAACTGGCTTCTCGACAAGCGTTTGTATTAGCCGAAGCAGACGCTTCTCGTAAAGAACAAGTTGAAGCAGTTGAGCGCATAGAAGAAAAAATTGAAAACCTTCAAACGCGTAACTTAAAGAATGAGAAAGAAATTCTTGCGCGCATGGAACGCCAATACGCTACTGACCCAAGTATTGCCGCTAGAAAAGCAAGGCAGTATGCTGAAGGCGTACGAGCTAAAGAAGCGGTAGAACGAGCTACTATAAACAAAACTTTAGCTAAACGTGTTAAAACAAAACGTGCTGAAGAGCAACAGAATAAAGAAGCGCTTGAGCAGTTACCTGTTATTAGTCGTTTAACAAAACAAACACGGTCTTTTACAAAATCAGATGAAACTAAAGAACTTCGTGCTGAGAAACGTAAATTAGAAAAAGAACAAAACAAATACAAACCTGGCACGCCACAGTATTCTAGATTAGGGCAACAGATTGGTGGTTTAAACCAAGAGATAAATAATGCTACACAGCCTTTAATGGCTAAAGTTATACAAGCTGCTATTACTCCAGAGTCGCCAGTAAAACGTGCGTCTAGGAAAAAAGGTGTACGCTTTGCTAAAGGCCAGACTACTGGTTACGATTACATCACAATGACCAGTAAAGAGCTTGATGATTTGCTTGAGCAAGCACAAGAAGCTGCACTGTCTCCGGAAGCTAAAAAACGTATTGCAGAGCAAAACAAACCGACTGAAATTGAAGACACCAGCACTAAAGTTAAACTTGTTGAAATTAAAGAAAAAGAAGCCAAAGTAAGAGACGAGCTTGAAGCTGCTAAAAAAGAACTTAAAGAACTTAACAGTGGCGTTAAGAGAGAAAGAAACGTAAAACAAGAATACGGTTTTAAAGTAGGGCAAGAAGTTTCTCACCCTAAATTTGGTAAAGGTCGCATTAAGTCTCTTGAAGGTACCGGAACTGCTGCAAAAGCACGAATAGCTTTTGAAAATTACGGGGATAAACTACTGCAGTTATCAACCGCAAAGCTTAAAGTTGATAAAATTGCTAAGGCTCCTAAAGCTTCTAAAGAAGCTTCAAAAACTAAAGCTACCCAAAAAGAACTTGGCGATAAAATAGATGAATTAACTAAAACGTATCGTGAACTTCGTAGGTTAGGTACCGCTGTTGAAGCAGCCTTTAGGGGTGCTGAAGATGCGCCATTAAAAACTGCACGCGCAACTCCGCTAAAAACTGGTGTTAGAAGAGAAATCACACCTAAAGAAAGCACTGCTAGAGCAGCTACGCGCCGTGAGTACGCAGAAATTGAAGCTGCTGAAGCTGGCATTAGCCGTACAGACTTTACTAACGTGCTTGATGGTATGGAGCGTGGATTTAAAACGCGTGAAGAAGAAGTTGAAGCCGGCACGCCATTAAGCCGTACTCAAGTAAACAATTTGCTTAGCAAAATTAAGATGCCTAAGGGCTTAAAAATTCTTGTTGTTAACAAAATTACTGACGGCATGGCAAAGATTATTCGTCAGAATGGGCAAAACCCAACAGAAATTAGAGGCTGGGTTAACGAAAATGGTTTAGTTGTTATTGTTGCAGGCAACCACACAAGCATTAAAGACGCTGAAAAGACAATTGCTCACGAACTTATTGGTCACGTTGGCGTTGAAGGTCTACTTGGTGAGGCTGGAATGCGTGCGCTTGCTAAGAAGATTATGTCCCAAGAGGGCGGAGTCATGGCTTTAGCTGACAAGCTAGGCGTTCGTGATGACGCTATGGGCACATACATGTCTGCTATTCAGTCTGGCAAAACCAAAGAAGAAGCTCAAGACCTTGCTGTACGAGAACTTATTGCTCACGTTGAAGAAGCAAGACCTACTAAGGCGTTCTTGGCTAAAGCTGGTGATTTTATTAAAGCCATGGTAGGCGCTCTTCGTGCCGCGTTACGTAAGATGGGTGTTGATTTAGACATATCAACTAGTGATATATACAAACTGTTGCGTGACGCACGTAAGAACTTTGACTCTATTACACCAGGCGCTTATGTAAGCGACGGCAGGATTCTATTCCGCACCGAGGCGCCTGTTGCTAACACAGGATTCCAAAACTCTCTTAACTCAACCGAAGGCGTTATTGCCAAGCAAAAATCACTTATAAGTAGAATTCTTGGCGAAACCACTGGTATGATTTTTGAGACCAAGTATGTTGACCAGTTTGCCCCTATGCGAGCAATTGCCGCAAAGATGGCTGATTCTCTTAAAGCTACGCAAATGATGTACTACTTACGTATGCATGGTCAGCGCATGTCGTTTGTGTCTGAAGTTGCGTCTCATGGACCACTTGATTTAGTTAAAGCTAACGACGGTAAAGGTTTTGTAATCCGTAGTATTGAAGGCGCTAACTTACCTGATATGGTTAAAGCAGTCGGTAAAGCGCGAGTTGGTAATACAGAAGCTACTAAGCGTGTGTTTAGTTTGTGGATGGCAGCACAACGTGCTAAAGACCCAAGAGTTGGTCTTAGCAAACTTAATTTTTCAGGCAAACTTACTCAAAAAATGCTTGATGATGTTGAGAAAGAAGTTGCAGCAGACCCACAAACAGCGGCAGCTTTTAAAGAAGCGTCTGAAATTTACGCTAAATACAACGAAGGTCTAATTAACTTTAACGTAAAAATGGGCTCTATCAATAAAGCAGATGCCGCAGTTATGTTGAAGAACAAAAACTTCATACCTTACTACCGTCAACGCCCTAACACCAAAGAAGTTTTCCTTGAGATTGGCGGTGCCCCTGCTATTAAAATTGGTAACTTAGTAGACCAACCGTATTTGCACGAGTTGATTGGTGACGATGCGCCTATTTTGGACATCTTTACAAGCTCGTTGCAAAACACTTCTATGCTTGTAGATATGGCGTTGCGTAATAATGCTACTAAAGACGTTGCTAATTCATTAGCTAGTTTGGGTATGCTTAAGGTTGACCCAAATAGCAAGAAAGATAACGGCATCCATAAAGGGGATGGCCCGCAAGGTCCAAACGTCATTCACTTCAAAGTAGATGGCGATAATTACTGGGCTGAAGTTGATACCAAAATGCCTGATATTCCATCTGAGATAGTGGTAAAAGGTCTACAGGGGGTTAACACTTCTCTACCGCGCGTTGTGGAAATGATGGGCGGTGTAAGTAGTTTCTTACGTAAATCTATTACACGTAACCCTGCATATGCAATGCGTCAGCTTATTCGTGACCCAATGGCGGGTGTATTTACGTCTGGTATGGACACAATACCTGTAGCTAGCTCAATGAAAGAAATAGCTAACATGTGGCGCGGTAAGAGCGAAGGCGAAACTTTGCTACGCCGTAGTGGTATTTTAGGCGGTCAGATTTTACAGGGCACTGCAGAAGACATGCAAAAAATCCTTAACGACCTACTTTCAGGAACTAAAGGTTGGGATTACCGCATGGCGCAGTTAGATATGCTATCTATACAGGGCGACGCTTCGACACGTATTGTTATGTACAACAGCTTTATCAAGCAGGGCTTGTCTGACTTAGAGGCTACCTACGCTACTTTAGAAGCAATGAACTTTAGCAAACGTGGTATTTCCCCAAGCTTGTTTCAGTTGGCAATCATGGTGCCGTTCATGAATGCGCAGATTCAAGGTCTTAACGTTTTGTACAAAGCGTTTAAAGGAGACATGCCGTTTGCTGAAAAGCTAAGAATTAAAGAAAAACTTTTTGAACGTGCAATGATGATGGCTGGTTTTACCGTAATCTACGCCGGCTTTATGCAGGACGACGAGGCATATCAGAACGCAAACAACGACGAGAAATACAGCAACTGGTTCTTCCCAAATCCGTTGGGCGAAGAGTACATTAAAATACCTATTCCGTTTGAGGTAGGTTTGATATTCAAGGCAGTTCCTGAGGCGCTTGTCAACACAATATTTGGCGATGCTAAGGCTAAAGACACAATGTCTACGATTGTTAAGATGGCGTGGAACAACGTGCCAAACATAACCCCAACAGCAATCAAGCCAATAGTTGAAGTGGCTACTAACTATTCATTCTTCACAGGCAGAGACATTGAAAGCGCCCGCATGCAACAATATGAGCCAGGACTACGCTACAACGAGCGTACAACTGAGATTGCCAAGTCTATTGGTGATGCTTTAAATATCTCGCCTACCAAAATTGAGTACTTAATTAAGGGCTACACAGGTTCTATGCCGTTGGCAATAGCTTCCATGACAAACCCAATCTTGCGCTCAAGCGAAGGTGGCGAGAAACCTGATGCACGGGGTATTGTAGGCAGTGAAACTCCGTTGATTGGTACGTTCTTCCAACCTAAAGATGCAGGTGGTCTTATTAACAAGGCATACGCTGACATGAAGGACGTTGTTACGGCTAAGCAGTCTTACAACAAGTTGCTTGAAGATGGTCGTGAAAAAGAGGCGCAAGATTATCTTGATGCCAATGCAGATGTTATGGCTATGTCTTCCTTAGCAGGTAAGTTCCGTCAACAGATGGGCGTGATAACTAAACAAGAGCGTGCGATTAGGTCTGCTACTGGTGTATCAGGTAAAGAGAAGCGCGAAGCGCTAGATGAACTACGTCAAGCCAAGATTGAATTGGCAAAAGAGTTCTCTAGCGTACGCGAGTAAAACGTACCCCTAGCTTACCGCCACTGGTACCAAATTCGGCTTTGCCGATAATGCCTTGATGGAGGGCTGATTGCAGCCCTTCTTTCTTTGTTTCCTCAAGTTTCAGCGTTGGCACGAAAAAGCTCTCATGCCTAGCTGAAACACTCCACGGATAAAACACTTTAATCTTCCTCATCTTCCGGTGTTATTGGTCTTGTGATTACCATGACTCTTACCCGCATAGTAGGTCCACGTGTTTTAGACAGCATGTCCTTACGCATGTAGTCCACCTTGTATGTCGGTATCTTCTCTAAGCCTTCCTTCAAGTCGGAGTACCCGTAGCTGTGAGCTACGCAGTGTGCTTTGAGTAGATTCTCTTCAATATAGTAGTCAATATGGTTAGGCGTAATGTTGTGCTCAACACGCCCTGCAATATCTTTACGGGCTAAAGACTGGTCAATCTCCGTACCACCCCCGAGAGCAGCGCTTAACCTACCATCGCCTGCCTTCTTAATAACTACAAAGTTGCCATAGTACTCGCGTGTATACGCGTTAAGAATGTCCTCAGGTGAGCGTTTGCTGCCATAGATAATACCGCGAGCATTATGCACCATCTTACGTAAAACTTCAACAATAGGCACGATGGGGATGTCGATTAAGTTGGCGTAGTCTTTGCCAAGGATTTGCATAATAGTGACGATACAGGCGTTACCTGCAGTCCAGTAGCGTTCGTCAGCGTTTGATTCAAACTCTTCCTTGATTTTCTCTTGGTTTTGTTTGAGCAAGCGTTGTGCTATTTCACGGTTAGCGACTAACCAACGGATAAGTTCTTGACCTACAGCGCCGTAGTTTTCTTTGAGCAAGCCAAGCGTGGTTTCTTCCTGTGGTGACCAATACAACTTCTTGTTGAGCTTAAGCTCCAGTATGCGGAACATCTCGCCCTGTGACGCATGCTTACGTGAACCCGATAAGAAGTCCATAACGTGCGTGTTAGATGAGAGAAGAACCAACAACTTCCATGTAGTTGTATTGATACGCTCTTCGTTAGAGCCCTGCTTCATGCGGTCTTTGCCCTTACCTTGAGTCAAGTCAAGGAGGAACTCAGGCAACCACTCGAAGTCGTCACGGCTCTTGCTGGTCGTCTCGTCAATAATAAACGGCAGACTGTTTAGCAAACCTTGACGTTGCTGCGATGCAACAATAGATGTACTCTGTGTTACACGATACTTCTCAGGGTGTCCGAAGAAGCTAGCCGCCATTTCTAGTGCAAGCGATTTACCTGTACCTGAATCAGACGAACCTAAGTGATATACGCAACCGTTGAACTTGGTAAAGTTCATTAGCAACGAAGCTGGACCAACCAAAGACATAGCCAAGAGCTCAAACTCACCCCTAGCAATCAGTAGATTAAACACCTTGCGCCAGTTTTCTACGGTGCCAACTGGTCTAGCCGACACGTTGATGTTCTCAAGTGCAGGGGTCGGTACGTAAACTTCTTTGCCGTTAGGATAAAAAACTGTGCTGTTATACACAAACGTGCCGTCTTCTTGCCAACCGCAACTATTCGGTACACGCACTGCTCTCTTGTTGGCGCTGATAAATTCTACGCAACCACGGATGTATTCAAACAAATACTTGTCGCTACCTGACCCGTATGACGCAATGATGTTTTGGTTAGCTAATGCCTTAACTGTTTCGTCTTTACTGACAATCGACTTCTGCGGTAGCAGAATATCAACTGCACCTTCGGGGCGAATCGCCTTCATGTGAACCAAGTGGTCGCCGTTAGAGTTAAGCACGTCCATGGCAAACAAGTCGTATGGAAGTACCATGACCTGCTTGCGCGTTTTCTTGCCATCCTCGTCGTCCATCAGCTTGTCCATAAAGATACCGCCGTTAGCGCCGTAGCTAAAGTTTTTAGGTGGCGTAGGGCGGGTTATGGTTTTCGGTGCAGCTTCTGGTGTATGTTCGAACGTCTCTAAAACAATTTCTTTAGGCGCGTTATCGACCTTGATTTCTCTACCCAAGGCTAGTGGGTTAGTGATTTTGCCGTAGTGTGGGCACTGCTGGCATACACCGGGGTTGCATTCATCCAATTTGATGCAAGAATAGGGCCCCTTGATGGCATACCACTTCTGATTATGGCGCTCTCTGTCGTATGGGTGTAGTTCGGACAGGGCTAAGCCTTCTTCCTTACCATCCTCGCAGAACTTAGCTATGCTGAGCACACCACGCCACAACGGCTCCATACCATCATCTGTTGCGTTATTACGGTAGTGGTTAATCTGACCGCACTTGTCCCCGATAGTTTTAAAGAATGTGACTGAGTTCTCCAGTAGCTTTACGCTATTTGCATTTGGAGGCAGTTTTGGGCGATTTCCGGGGAGTTGTAGCTGGGGTACCTCAGAGTATGCCATAGACCCAATAGCGTCTTTTAGGTGGGTAGAAATGGTTTCTAGGTCAAATACGTCACCGACCACCTTAATCACTACAGGACGTGGCTTCTCTTGCTTGTAGTTATGCGTGTCAGGAACACGTAAGACGCGAGCAGCGTCACCAGTAACCGCAAAGTCAACCTTGAAATTAAGCTTCTTGCAAAGCCTTTTTAAGTTCTCTGCAACAGGTTTCCAAACAGGGATATCTACTTCTTCGGCTAGTGGGAAGTAAACGTGCAAACCCCCACCACTAGAAACAATCCATGGTGAACCTAGTTGGTCAAGCCCGCTCTCATTTAAAAAAGTCGTGAGTGCTTGGGCAGCTTCGCTTTTCTTTGGGTAGTCCTTACCTGCGCCACAATCAATATCAATAAACAAAGAGCGCATCTTGACTGCGTTCTCTGCCGTGCGATTCTTTTCGTTGAATGTTGCTAGAGCATAAAAGGTGTTGTAACCCTTATCATCAAATGCTTTGGCAGCCGCATACAACTCGTCAATCGTATTAACGAATACGTGCTCTCTTTTTGCTGTGCTAAGTTCAACGGCGCAATAAACACCCGAAGTCGGTAGCACAGTCGCTAGGAATTCCTGCGACGTCATGTGAAACCTCTCGAGTTATAGTTTTTGGGCTAAGCGTTTAATTAGTTCAAGCTGGTAGGCTTGCGGTAGTTTCTGTTCCTGCGCCAATCGTTCTGAAAAGGTAACGAGTTCTTTATCGGTTAATGCTAGTGGGTTCATTTTGATTTCTCGCATTTTCTCATCGCCTCTTCGGATGTTTGACTTGATTGTAGGATGTTCAACAAAGACTGAACTCGCATTCTATACGCAGGCGTAACGTCAGTGCCGCTGAACCAGTTGTATACAGTTTGTCTTGTTGCGCCAGTAAACTTCGCAATTTGTATTACAGGGAAATCTAAATGTATTGCCCAACGCCCAAGCTGATTCCCTAAGGTCTTCGGCGCCGCTTTTGTTGTACGTCTAATGTCGTCTGAGTAAGCCATATTATTCTCGTTATGTTAGGTGAATGGGTGGGGGAGTATAAGCTCACGTTGCAGTTTCCTGAGTGCCGACAACTGCTAGGCTTATACGGCTTAAACGGCCTGCCTCCCCCGAAACTGATTACTCGTCGTCCCACTCATCAACAGTCTTAGCGAGATTGCTTGACTCTTTCTTAGGCACCGCAGTAGATTTAGGTGCAGGCTTGCGCTTCTCAGGCTCGTCCACAACTTCGTCTTCCTCAGCTTCTACCTTAGGGGCTTTAGCTTTAGTAGCTGGCTTAGCGCCTTCTAACTGCAACGGCTTGTCAGCAGGTTTAGAAACTGACATTGTTACTGCCATCTTAGCCTCAGGTGTTTGACCTTTATCAACCGCAATAGCGTACTCGTCATCTTCTAACCAACGAACAGGTTGGAAAAACAACTTAGGCACCGCGGCTTTTGTATCAAAACGTAAGCGGGTAACCAATGTCTCAGGGTTAATGTTCTGCGCCGCTAAGTAACGAGCGTAGGCTTGTAGAGGGCGCTTGTCTCCGTCTTCTTTACCGAAGATAGATGTTGCGGCTAGGGTCAACTGCATTACGTCACCAGCAACATCGTTAGCCAATACAACTGCTAAACGTTGAGAGAAACGGCATGCTTTTGATTCGCCTTGACCTGAGCCCTTAACGTTCATTGGGCATGATGCGCAGTCGTGTGCCTGTGGTTCTTCAATAGATGCGTCAGGTGTATCGCCGTTGGCTGACCAGCAGTCAGGACCTTTTGTCTCGCCCTCAACGTATTGACCTGCGTAGAATGTACGGCTAATTTTTGGTGCCGCATTAACAATAACCACATCAAGGTGGCGGTCGTCAATAGAAGTAATCTCTTTACCATCAGCCACCAAGCGGAATACACCGCCTTTGATTGAGATACGCTTGCTACCACCACCGCTACCTCCACCTGTAAGGCTCTTGGCTAGTGTTGATAGTTCACCCTTGCGTGCAAATGCGGGTGCTTGTGATGCATTAAAGTTGGCTAATTCGCCCATGTTTATGATTCCTTATTTAGTTGGTTTACGAACGGTTACTGCATACTCAGACATAGAATTCAAACCTGCGGGTACAACCCCTGGGTTCTCTTCCAAGAACGTTGACATGTTCTTCTGCGCTATGCGCTTCTCAAACAAATCTAACGCGTCATGCTCCACAACAAACTGCTTGAATGAATCCCAATCGTCTGTGTAGTAGCGAGTCTTTTGAGACAAAATTATAGTACCTTCATCGGTGCGAACCGAGTTGATACCTGACGCCAACATTTGGTCTTTCATGGCGCTTTTAATCTCATCTTGTTTGGCTTTAAGCTCTTCAAGCTGTGTCTCGTAGGTGAGAGTAAGCTCTTGAACCTTTGTGTATATCTTACGATACACACGTGCTAGTTTATCTAGCGGTATTACATCCTCTTCGTTTGGCATTTTCTGCTCCTTTGTAAAGTATTTTACATCATTAGAGACGGGTGTTCAACCCAACATAGGGTTTTTCTTAGGAAATAATTTCATCCCTATACAGGCTCAACAAGAGGTCGTGTCCTTCAACACGTTTCTCAAGCTGTTTGAACATACGCTTCTCTATTTCACTGCCTTGTAAGTGTATCACTGTGACGTTTGTTGAGTTCTGCCCAATTCGGTCGGCACGCGCAATACACTGCAAGTAGGTTTCAACAGACATAACTGGTCCATAAAAGACAACAGTGTCCGCCGCTGTTAATGTTACACCATGTGATGCTGCTTGTGGTTGAATAACTAAAACTTTAGGTTTATCAGTAGTTTGGAAACGCTTGAATATATCAGTGCGCTTGTTAACACCAACATCACCATGAATAACTTCGCACTCAACATTGTGCTTTATTAAAAAGGTTGAGATAGTCTCAATGCTGTGTCTGAACGGTGCAAAGATAATAACCTTACGGCTAGTCTCTTCAAGAACTTCTAGCAACACGTTGAGGCGTGGTGCGCAATCAAACTCCACAACTTCTTTATCGTCGGTATACGCCGCACCTGCACTTATCTGCAACAGCTTGCTAACGCCTGCGGCGGCATTAACCGCTGAGATTGTTTCGCCTGCAGCCTGCACTAGCATGCGCTCCTTAAGCATTCTGTAATACTTAACTTGTTGCGGTGTCAACGGCACTTCGCGTGTCTCTGTAAGCACTGGTGGCAAGTCGGTGCACTCTTCTTTTGTATACCTAATCGCAGGTTGCAACGCGTCGTACACATCTTGTTGTGCATTAATCTTCGGTGCCCATTTAAACTTTGTAATCTTGTTCATTACTTTGTCACGCCATGCAGTAGCAAACTTAGGCACGCCAGTAGGATTAACTAGCTTAGCTAAACCGTATGCATCAACAGGCGACTGCGATGCAGGTGTACCCGTCATCATCCACAACATAGTGTCAGGTTTAAGAATCTTGTTAAGCGACTTCCACCGTTTGGTGCTTGAGTTCTTGTATGCGTTTGCCTCATCAACAATCACTAGGTCAAACCTGCCGTCATTAACAATTTCTTCAGCAATCAAGTTCAAGCCATCGTAGTTGACCACCACAAACTCGTAGTCACCTTGAACCATCTCAATACGACGTGATGCCTGCGTATGGTGTGCCGCAATTACAGACCTGTGGATGATGCTCTTACCAACACTACTAATCCACGCGTCGTGCATGATTGACAGAGGGCATAGAATTAATACACGTCGTACATGCCCGAGCTTCATCAAGTAGTCTGCCGCCCATAGCGCTGAGAAAGTCTTGCCAGTCCCTGGGTCGTTGAACACAAAGGCACGTCTGTGTAGCGTCAAGAAAGATGATGTATCAATCTGATGTGCAAACGGCTTGTGCCGACCGGGCCAACCATACTTTGCAGTAATGGGCGACGTCAAGTTCTTAACACCTAGGTTGCGGAGCACACGCGTTTCGTCTAGCCCCCAATACACAGCTACTTCATACGTACCATTATCTTCGCTGACTATCTTGCTTCTTGGTATAACGCTGTACTTGTCAGGGTTGCGAGTTTTAAAAAGCAACGCTTTGTTTTCTATTATTTGCATTATTCAATAATCCTGTATACGCAGTGGTACTGATTTACAAACGTGTGCTTCTCTAACTTGTTGGCGCCAACTAATCTAATCAAAGTCAACCGCCAAAAGTCATCATCCATAAACTCTTGTTCAGCAACCCATTGAGAACCCCAACGTGCTAGCCACATATCCGCCAAAGAAGAAAGAGGTGCTTGCATAGCTTCATGCTTGAGGTCTTCTTCTCGCAACGGCTTATAGCCGATTGTTTGTTGAATCGGCTCAGGTATTGACACCGAAGCTAAAGGGGTGTTGTATACCTGCCTAAATCTCTCAAGCGCTTTAGCGTAGTCATCATCGCTTATACCCATTATTTAATCGACCCATCTGATTTGCGTTTGTATGAGCGGTTAGCGGTGGCTGGTACGGCTTTGAGATTTGAGCGAGTTGTTGTACCACCCTTGCTTAACGGCTTCTTGTGGTCTACGTCTTTGCCATCACCCTTGTGCACCACACCCTCACGCTCCAACATACGGCGTGCTTTGTTGCGTTGTGCTCGCTTCTTCTTAACGACTTCTGTGCCGTCGTAGTTAGCGTATTCTGTCTTGTAATCTCTTTTTGTTGCCATGTCTATCTCCTAGTGCTTGGGGTTAAATTCACAACTCTTTACCTGACACCAACCACATAACGGTGTTTGCGTCGGGTTCCATACGTCATTGTCCATGCATTGTGCAAGCTTGGCTACCCTCTCTCGATAACGCCACCAGTGGAAATCCTTCTCCTCTACGGTCATCGTTTGCGTAACGATGGAGTTCTTCACAACGAATATCAGAGCAGAGTTAACTTGGCGTACATGTGGGAAATGAGCAAACACCATCAAAGACATCAGGATTAACTGGTCTATGTCAGGGTATCTGTCGTTGCCCGTTTTGTAATCCACCACCTTAGCCTTGAGTCCATCGTCATCAATAATTACCAAGTCGGCTACACCACGTGCCCATACATCAGGGTCTTTAAAATCACAGGGTGTTAAGTCTTCCTTTACACCCATCTCAAGCTCACATAACTTGCGACCTGTTTTCTTCTTAAGTGCATCCAGCGTGGGCTGAACAAACTCAAACTCTTTGGGTAGTGGTACGTTATCTCGTACATAATGCTCAGCCGCTTCATGTACTTGTTTACCATACAGCGTATGCACAGTGTCTGTGAACGGATAGTTCTTCAACACTTTAACTTCGTGGTAGCGCCTAGCACAACCCTCAAAGTCTTTAAGCCCTGAGTGTGACCATTTAACTTTCATTTTTTCACCGCCAAATTGTTTTGACCAATTTCGGTAATCTCGTAACCCAAGTTTTTTAAATAACTAAATAACGCTTCACGCTTCTCAGGGAACTTCCATGTCCACGCTTCAAAAATAATTGGTGGATAGTTGTTCTCAGACAGCGTATGCTCAGCACCAAGTAGCACAGAAAGCTCATGCCCTTCTACGTCAATCTTAATTAGTCGAACCTTCTCATACTGCATGGAGTCAAGCGGTATGATGCGCATGCGCTCTGTGTATCCCTCAGTCTTAACTTCATAGTCCTTGGCACGCGTATCAAAGTCAATACTGAATGCGCCAATATTGTTTTCTGCAGAGTAGTCGGGTAAGACGTAGCTAGTAACACGTTGCTCATTACTCAAACCAAACTGGTGCGCATATACATTACTTAATCTGTTTAAAAATATGTTGGCACATAGTTGGTAGTAGACAATACGTTGTGGCTCAAAAGCTTCAAACTGTAGATGAGCGTTTCGCTTGGCGAGAGGGATAACATAACTTCCCAAATTAGCACCAACATCAATAACAATGCCGTCAGTGTGTTGAACCAAAATGTTGTTCGATAACTCTTGAAGCTCAGCCTCATAGCCACCACTGCGGACAGCGTTGCTAACAATATCATTATGCTTAAAGAGGGCATAGTTCAGGTCTCCGTCGGTAGCTAGGTGAATGTCAGGTAGGCTCATTATTTCTTCTTTCGGCTAGTTTTATTTTTGTGTGTTCAATTAGATATGTTTCTAGGGGTATGCTTAACTCTTCTGCAATGTGTATCTGCTCGTCTGATAGCTCAAACTCAAAAACAACTTCATCATTTTTTTTAATAATTAACTTCATTTAAGATTACCACCCGCTTTAATGATGTCGCCACCGTAGATGTATGTGCCAACGTGTTCTAACTTAATGAATGGGTTAGCGTATATCTTGCCACCATTCTTACGCCACAATTCGCAGAAGTGGTAGTCCTCAGATAACAAGCAACCTGATTCGTCAATACTTGTAGCAAAGTATTCTTTAGTCTCAGGTTTGAGGTAGTTACCGTTAGCATCTTTAACGGTGCTTGGTCTGTATGTAGGGACTTTGTCGGCTAAATCATCAAACACTTTACGCTTGATAAGCATGAAGCCCGTACCACCGTGGCGCACTTCGATACAACCTGACTCGTCTGTATGTAGTTCTTGACCTAGCTCATGCGCAAAGTTTAATACGAAAGCACCTGAGTAATCCTTCAACCCTGTAGTCTTGCCTTGAGCAACTACCTTCTCAACTGCAACCCAGTCAACTTCTTTTTTAGGGTAGATACCGCAAGCAATGTCTTTATCTGCCGCCATTAAAGTAGCAACTGCTTGCCCATCAAAGCCGATGTCGGCGTCAATGAACATTAGGTAATCAAAGTTCTTCTCTAAGAAGATACGTGTCAACTCATTACGTGCACGGGTAATCAACGATTCGTTGCCCATCTGTACGAAGTAAACTTGCACCCCAATAGACTGCATTTTGTTAATAGTCTGTAGTACACCAACCATGAAGTTACCTGTACACATACCACCGTACATAGGTGTCGCAATCATCAGGCTTGGTTTTTCTTTATTGATTGTTACTGTTTCAATGCTCATTTTGTTTTTTCCTCTTTTGGTTGTGGTTAATCGTTTCGTTCTCTATCTTTTCGTTCTCGTTGTTCACGTTGTTCTCTCTGTTGTTCTTGCGGGGTCATAATAAATCTGTAATGTGTTTAAGTTTTTTTGCTAAAGCGCGTTTAACTTTTTTGTAAGCACGCCTTTCAATCTGTTGCACTGCATTTCTTGTAATGCCTAGTTCATCTGCAACTTCTTGTTGGGTCATGCCGTCGTAATCAAGCACTCGAACATGGTTTGGTTTCTTGGGTTTCATTTTCTTAGTTCTTCAAAGTTATAAAACCACTCATCTTTTGCAGTCCACTTGGCATGGTTCTCTACGCTATACACCTCGGTTGGTATCTTGAAGTCAGGTGTTTTAAGTACGGCAGGCACAAGTGACACGTCATACCACAGGCATCTGTTGTTAGGTTGACACGCAAACTGTCCATTGTCTAGCTTAATAAAGTTGTACGACTTGTGCTCTTCAACGCCTTCACTAAAGCTAGTGTCCAAACGGTTAGCATCAGGACTGGCAAAGTCAATCGTGAACAAATAATTACCAAAGTGAAACTGTTTATCCTTACCAAAGAACTTAACCTTAAGACCACGTAGATTAGACTTCTCAATCACAGCCATGTCATAAGACAGGCAGTCCCATATCTGTAAAAAATCTAGTGGTAGCGGGTCAGTTACTTCTTTCCACACGTATGCACTGATAGGTAACTTATCGTACAGTGCCCCGTAGTTTGTAAGCATAGACTCAATGCGAAACGCTTGACCTTTGACGGCTTTGGCAGTCATCCACACGCACGGCTCTAATTCACCATGACCTTGCTCGTGGTTATAAAGAAACTCTTTACGC